GAATCAACTTTTATGACATTTCCACCTTCGTCAAATATCAAGTTGGAGTCGTTATCTTGAAGATACGCCTGGCTGTAGTTTGTCTGAATATTTTGAACTAAAGGAAAAAGGTACCCATTACTGTACTCGGATATCCGAACCCAATTCACAAAATCTTGAGGAACGATGTACTGAAGATTATCACCAACCTTCAATTCAAGTATCTTCACCTCTTTAAGGGCGTCATAATTGAGTTCCTGTATAGACTGCTTAACGTGAAATATCACCGTGCGCCTATCGATGTTGTTAATCAACTGATGGTTGCCAACATACATGTCCATGAAGTTGTTGACGATATTCTCTAACGAAATGTATTGATGAGAGCCCCAATTTGCTGAGTCGCTATAATACGCCTGATTTGTAATAGACATCCTTTACTTTTTTGACTGTTCCCCCATCATCTCATCTTGTTTAGCAACCTGCTGAAGAGGTATCTCCCTAATGTTTGTTGCAGCATACTGAACAATTTTATTGACTATCAAATCATAAAACTTCTCATGAATCTCAAAATCCTGATAGTCAACTGATGACGCATTAAACGATGGTTCTCCACTAGAAAACTGAACATATGTCCACTTAGGGTCTTTGGGAAGCCTGATGTAATGGAGTACCAATGAACCAAATCCCGTAATGGAAACAGGATAGGCATTTATGGTGGACACCCCCTCTGCATAAGCAGGGAATATTGCTGATGGGCCATACATTGATGACGATATAGCCAATCTTTCCCTGCTTCGAGAAAGCCTTTCGCAAATTTTTGTAGCGCTAGAATCCAATACCCTGTAGACGTCACCAGAAACAAAAACATCTGAGTCCACATTAAGAACGGTGTCGCTTACGACGGACCGAACAAAAGCATACTTTTCTGCTGTACCTGGAAAACCTTGGTTATTAGTGACAACTAAATCACCGGCCTCCACACCACTTGCTTGAAAGGTTGCTGAAGAATCCACTAATTGACCCGCAGAGGTACTTGTGGCTGTACTTTGGCTCCCTATCTGCGTTGGCCAATATGTTGATACATTTATTAGATGAGCAATGTCGCCAGTAGTATCTATGCTTGGCCTAGCAAAAGAATTTGATTGACTGTAACACTGTGGCGGCTTTATCACTGAAAAGTTGTCAATAGACTCCTCTAATATCTGACCTAAATCAGCATAGTCCATACCAGAAAGCCTTGCGTTTTCCTGATTTATGGACCTGTTGTAAAATTCAAAAAGCTCTTTAAAGACCTCTAATTGCGCCAGTTTAGCCCACAAATTAAAATCTGCGGGAGTCACATACCCATAATTATTCTTGTTCAATATGGATAAAACGCTACTCCTTACTTCGTTTATCATCCCTTTTGGGTTGTTTTACAAAAATACAAAAAAGAAGGCCGCTCAATGGCGGCCTCCAGGGTAAGCACGAAAGTAGAGCAATTACGAGTCCGAGCTTATCTTATCATCACCTGTCATAGGTGTTGTTTTCTTGGGTTTAGGCAACTCCTCATCCATCATCTTTATCTGAAGAATACCTGTGTCTGTCTTTAGATACTGAGCAATAATCTCGTAAGGGTCTGAGCTCGTTGGAACATTAAGCATCTTTCCCTTATTAGAAGATGTGTTAAACCACACTTCCTTCTTGTTCCTTCTAAACTTCAATAAATCATGCTCAAAGAAAAGCCTAATCTTTTCCTGTAGCTTTTTTTCAGGGCTATTCATTTTATCAACGAACTTGTCAGGATTGTCCTTTGCGTACTTGATGACTGCCGCCCGTACAACATTAGAAGTTTTATCGCTTATGTTTCTGTTAAACAAAATGCGGTAAACACTTTCCATAGCCTCCGGTTTTAACTCCCTAGCAAGAGTCTCTGCTTCGTAAGCTTTGTCAAGCTTGTCAACATCCTTTTGAGCATCCCTCTCAAGGTCAACCTCTTCAAAAGATTTCCCCTTCAGTGGATGAAAGTGCAAAAATGCTTGCAGCGTAGGGTTTGTTTCTGGAACAAGTAGCTGACCATTCTCAAATACAATAGACCCCAATATAGCGTTCCCATCCTGGTCTTCTTCAAATGGTGAGCTTTGATTTGTGCAATAGCGCAAGGCCATGTTTGTATTTGACTTTTGGTCAAAGTACAGTAGAGGAAAAGATTTTGAGTGTCGGCTAGGTAAGATATACGACATTGGACGACGGTCTTCCCTTAGTTTGTAAGAGCGTTTTTTAGGCTCTAACGGTGATTTGAATTTCATTTACCAAGTTTTATTTGCTGCTAAATTAAACAAAAAAAGGGGTGTCCTTGAAGACACCCCCTTATCAGTCCCTATTCTTAACTCTATCCGTAGCGGAAGAGGAAGAAGTTGTTTGCACCTAGAGTACACACGCAACGCTCTGTGAGGAAATTCACAGTCATTACATCCAGGTCGTCGGTCTGACCAGTGTCCTGACCACCGCCTGTAATCCATGTTTTGTAGCGTCTGTTCGTGGTGGCCGAAGCTCTGTATCGAACGTGCAAGAAAGGTCTACGAACCTTAGAACCTAAGTTCTCGTCATAAACATTCTTTGAACCCGATGGCACCATAAGCCCCGTTACGGTATTGGCAGTTGTTGAGCCGCTCCAACCATCAGACAAACCACCCCTCATAGTCGCATCGTTCAGATACTTCCAGTCCGACTTATAAAAGTCGTAAGAGCCTCTACGAAAATCGGTAAAACCAAGGTTCATACCCATATCCTTAGAGTTGTTGAAAGCACCCCAAGATGTTCCGCCTGCTCCATAAGAGTTTTGAGACGCAAGCATATCATCAATGTTCAAGGAAGCATCACGCTCCAAATACATCATGTTCTGCTCGATAGAGCCTTGCTTGTCAAGACGCTTCAACACAGAGTCAAAGTCAGCCACAGATGATGGGCTACCTGCTCCAAACACGTTACCTCTGTCATTGACAGTGTAGAAGACACCTTCAGTGCCCTTGTAACCGGCGGCTACCGCACCAGAGTTTGCCTCGGCGGGTACAGCCTCAAGCATGCTACTCTCCATGTAGTCCTCAAAACGCATACGGGTTTCCCCTTTGCTCTTTAAGTACCACAAATACCCCAGGCCGCCTTCATCTTCAAGCTCAACCTCAACCCATCCAATCTGAGCCATGTCAGAACCAGATACTTCGTAGTTGTCTTTAGAGATGATTGGTGTGTTGTTGAAGATTTCGTCATTTGCCTCAAGAGAGCCCGACATCCCTGCCGTTCCTTTCTTGAACTCAGAACCATAAATCATCATTGTACACGCCGTAGACGCCCCGAATACCTGACCGCCCGCTTCAAAATAGGCGACTTCAAAAGTGGCGTTAGCCAAGTCAACAGACGTTATAATTCCCTTGTTGGAACCACTTCCATCGTTTGCCGATAGAATGATAGTCTGCCCCGCCCTAACAGCAATCTGTCCACCGCCTGTTTGCAGGGGGTTTGTGGCAGGGTCAAGAGTATCGTTCACAGTGATTGTTGCTACATCTTGAGCAGCATTCTCATCAGAAGTACAGTTGGTGTACTTGATGTGTAAACGACCATCTTCAGACCAAATAGCCTTGTCTGACGTGAGTGGAATTTCCGAACTCATTTGACGGAGCAAGGAAGCAATCGACCTGTTTCCGTAACGACCAAATTCTTTGTCGTAGGTGTCAGGGAGATATTGATTCAGGAAATCAAAATCCGTAATGTAATTTGAAGCCGACGCCACCTGTTGTGGAGCGGGTTGCAAATTGTATGTAGGTAATGCCTTTACAGCCATTTTTATCCTTCTTTATTGATTAGACATGTAGTCAAGGCACCCGCCTAGACTAACCCATGTGAGATGCTTTGGGAGCAGATACTTCTCGAACCTTCACCTTTGATGTCCTGCCCCCAATACTCATAGTACGAGGTTTAACATCTGTGTTCTTCAACTCTTTCATTAGCCCGTCGGCAGCCACGGACTTGCCTTGGTCATAAAAGAATTTTGCGAACTCGGATGGGTTGCGTGCAACAGCCAATGCTTTATGGTATCCTTCAACGTCTTTAACGGCACCATTCTCATCCAGATACTTTTGAATAAAAGCGCCTGGATTGGAGTGGTCTTTCCTAAGCTCGTCTGAAGAACCATTTGAAAAGGCTATTTTTTTACCTTCCTCAACTTCAAACTCAAAACCTTTGAACTTGTCATTGAAGAGGCTATTAACGCCATCTACAAATTTTTTCCGCATCAACTCCTGCTTCTCTCTAGCTCCTTGAGAATCCTCAAGGGATTTTTTGAAAGCCTCGTATGTTTCCTTTTCGCCTTCAGGAACTAAAGACTCTCTTGACTCAAGAGATGTCCCATATTGTTCTTTCTGCTCATTAAACCATTTTTCAGCTTTCGATAATACTTCTTTTCTAGCCAATTTTGCTGCCGACTTTTCATCATCCGTAGCATCTTCGTCTACTGTAATTCCTTTTCTTAAAAAGGGTAAATCCTCCTTTTCCGCACCTTCTTTTGTCGCTAGAAGATATTGGTCAATTCTATTGTCCTCACCCCCATCGGCAAAACTTTCGTTCAAAACAAGGAAGTCTTTAAAGCTTCCGCCAGTCTCATTTTTAAACCTCAAAAATTTCTGAACATCTTCAGGGAGACTGTCAATAGACTCACCCGCTGACTCATCTTTTTTCTTGAACGAAACCTCATCCAACGAACTGAACGAGCTACCGTGTTTTTTATTCAAAAAAGAAAGAACGTCTTCATCCGTAATCTCAAACTCCTCTTCCTGAGACTCCTCTTCCTGAGACTCCTCCTCTTGAGACTCTTCCTCTTGAGACTCTTCCTCCTGGGACTCTTCCTCCTGAGACTCTTCCTCCTGAGACTCTTCCTCCTGAGACTCTTCCTCCTGAGACTCTATCTTGTCCGTATCATACTCTTTAATAACCTCTCGGTCATCTCCAACACCCTCTATTTCTCTAATCTTCATTTTTGATTTGTTTTCACAAATTTAATCACTTTGGCTCAAACCCATCAAGAGCAAAGCCATCAAGGGTATCTTCATTTGATTCAAAGTTAATCGATGGCAAATTATTAGCCACCTGCTCCTTGATTTTTGACTGCTCTGTATTCTGCTGAGATATTCTTTTTGATTTCTCTGACTCCTTCATCTCCTCACGATTTAAAAGAGCCTCGGCATCAATACCTTTAAGCTTCATATTATACATGAACTCTTGCTCCATCAAACTCCTCTTCAATTGTGCCTCAACATTCATCACCTCAATCTTACCTTGCTTTTCAGCACCCACAACAGCAATTTTTGTTTGACCCTCTAACTGAAGCTCTGCTTGCCTGTTTTGAGCAGTTTGTTGTGCGCTCTGCATCTGCACCTGACCATTCGCCTGTATCTTCTCCATCTCGCGCTTATGCGCTTGCTCGACATATCTTTTCTCTCGAATCTTAAGAAGTTGATTGGCAAGCTTTATATTACTTATCTGCTCAATATCAATCTTGTCCGACAACTGAATAGTCCCTCTACTTAAGGCCATTTGAATATTGGAATCAAGGGTGGCCTTTTCCTCAACATCTGGCGATAGCGTGATGTATATACCAAAATCGGACAGGTATAGGTTTTTTACACTCTCAATAATATTGGCATTGTATTGACCAACCTTATTTACAAAGTCATCTCTCATGTCAGGGTCTTCCAAAACATCAGAAATACGCAGCGATATCCCCCTGCACAAATCCTCAAAAACCGACACTCCTGCATCTAAAATATGCCGAGTAGCTGTATTTGAGTTTAAAGCAGCCATCTTCTGAATACCCACAAGGGACCTTGAGTCTGGGTCCGAACCATCTCGCGCTTCATTAACCCCCGTAACTATCCTTATTTGGTCAAGGTACTGATTGAAAGCACCAAACAAAGCATTAAGCTTCGATTGACCTGAATTTTTATTTAGTTCCTGAATAGGGACTTTGCCATGGTCAAACTCATTGTCTGAATTTGTACTTCGACCAACGACGGAACCTGTTTGAAAATACAATTCTAAAGCCTTCGTTGGCGTATAGTTCTGACCATTACCCAAATTAACACCCACAAGTCCAGCAGCATCAATATACACACCATCGGGCACCGTTCTTTGCAAAACTTGTTGAGTCTTCAAGTGAACAATTTGACACAAATCGGCATATGGAATCATTCTGCCAACCAAGGATTCTATTTGACCCCTGTACATTCGAGGGGCACACGCAGCATAGCGAGGTAAGGCATTTTGATATGATGACTTGGGTCGTATCATGTTTTTTGCAAGCCTCCAATCAATGACCACATCACACCCAAGGGCTTTCACACCCTCGTACCATACATCTACAATCTTTTCTACAACTTCAAACCTTTCATCAGAACTTTCCTGAGGCTCATAATTTATAAACTCGTCCTCCTCGCGCCTTGTCATTTTAAACTGACCGTTCTTCAGTTTTTTCTTCTTGAAGACAATCCGCTTAGTTGTCTTATATGAATAAAACAACAAGGTGGTCATGTCCTCACTAAAGAGACTTTGGTCGTTAATATATCGCCTATAGGTATTTGCCCAAGCGCCTGATGACTGCTTGATTTTTTCAATATCCTCCTTTCCAATATTTGGATTTATCTTGTATATCTCGGATATATGAACAGCTTTTACCTCTCCCCAATAAAAGCAATCTCTAAAATTAGGGTCTTCAGTTTGGCTATGAACAATATCTTCAGGCACACAATACTCCACAGATATACCCTTCTCTGGTAGAAAATGTTGCTTGGCCACACACATTCCTACAACAGTAGAATCGTAGTCTATTCTTTTCCGAATATCCCTCCACTTATTCTCCTCAAGGACAACAGTCAGGGATACCTCCTCAGCAATCTCTACCGAGGGCTTATACTCCATATTCATATGGAGCTCTAGCTGCTCATCATCTTGTGGTAGATTGTCGGGCTCTGTTACAAAAGGGTTGAGGGTTGACTTTTCTTTAATGGTTGTCAAAACATTTTTGGCCACCATCTGCCCCTCAATCATGTCTTGATACCTATTCTTATTTCTTTGCGACATGGCATCAACAGCAGTTACGGTTGGAGTAAACTCCCTGTCTTGCATGCCATTGACAACAATATCAACAAACTTTGGAATGATAGATATATTCTGCCAACTTAAATTTGTCCACGACAAATCTCCGTTTATCGATAGTTGATTTTTGTATTTACCCGTGGGTTGCTCCGCCCTGGCGTATCTCCTCCTTAAATCAAATATGGCATTTCGGTCATAAAACGCACAACCATTACGGCTATCAATATTAAACCACTCATATTCGATAGCTCGGCCTATTTTCAGCCCGTAATCTTTATCCGCTTTATCACCACTGAAGTCAAACTCGTTAGGGAAAGATGTTTTCTCTAACGATACTGTGTCTTTTGATTTATTCATCTATCACGTTCAACTTACTATCTAATGACCGGTTATCATAAGAAGCAAAGTTAATCGAAATGTTTTCATCTTGAGGAGCCTCAGGTTTGTACATTGACCTTCGAACGGCCATAATTGCCAATCCACTGCTCACAGAAGCGTCACGCTTTGTCCTCTCGCTTATTTTAAATTTGGTCCAATCTTCCAGTGTTCTTTGAAAAGGCATTACCCCCATCTCTTCAGGGTTCCTATATTTCCCAGAATAATCGTAACCAACAAACTCTTCAATCCACGACTCAATAGCAGTAGCATGAGTAGCTATAACATCCGTACTTGATGGTACCCCTCCTAGCTCTTTTTCTGTTTTGGATAGCCTGGAAAAGTGCTTGTCTGGCCTGTTTAATGAGAATTTTCTATACCCCCTGTTTTTTAAATGATAAAGAAGTCGAGGCTTGTTGTTCTCGGCTAGAATAGGCATTCCAAAATAAACTATCGCCATTAACACATCCTCAAACATTTCTTCTGCCGTGTCTGGCCGAGCTATATACTCACAGAAAAATTCATTTACCGCAAAGTCCTCGAAATGAAAACCACTTAACCCATGCAGCGCAGCTTTGGACCCGCCACCATCAACGGTTCCCGAAATATCATAAGAGTCACAACCAAACGCACCTATATTTATATTACCAGGTGTTTTTTTACCGTTCTTCATCACCACATTATTCCTTAGCTTTTCGGGTATCTGCTGAGAAATAATAAACCGACCTTTCTTGTCAGGCATCCATAAAACCTCGGTGTCTTTTATTCCATTCTTCCAAACAAAACCTCCTCTTTGCAATGTGTCGTGTGAAGACTCATTGTGGTCGTACTGCGTATATATCTTGGTTAGATTGAAAATGCTTTCTTTAGACTCATCTCTAAAAGCATGCTGCTCCGTCCTTGGAAATTGACGCATAAATTCATTCAGGGCATCAGAGTCATTCCTCAAGCCTTCGCACTCAGCCTCCCACCAATCGATAGCACCTTCTTCAATTAGCTCTCCATCGATACCCATAATAGGCTCATCGGGACGAAACATTACGGGATGACCATAAATATCAATGTAACCCTCCGTATTCCACTCCATGGGTATAAAAAGTGCGTAAAGACCGCTTTTTGTTTGCCCGTTCTTGTTCCTAGTGGCAATCTTTGAGTCGTTAAACAAAGACTTAAATTCTCTACCCCCCTTATCCAATGCGTTTGACGTGGAGGCCATAAAACATTTGCCAATGATTTTTCTACCTAGCCGTAAACAGGTTTTTGTTATTCTCCAATTATTTAAAATGTTAGCCGGCTTCATCCACTTTCCCGACTCATCGTGCAGCAAGAGTAAAAGTTTCTGACTATCGTAAGAGTTGTCTTCTGTATTCAGCCATGTGATAATAGTGTCTAGCCCATCAACTCCCACGTCAGAGCTATCACTCATATTTTTTCGGGTGATTTTCTTAGCCGGTATACGATAAGCTAGTTCTGTCTTAGGTCTGTCCATCCCATCTTGAACAGGCTTAAAATAAAATGGAAGGTTTGAGTTTATGTTCACCACCTTATCTGTAAACATACTCTTGGCATCCTTTCCCGTCTTGGATAAAATTCCAACATGCCCTTTTATAGCTAACGTAGCCTCATTAACCCCTTCAGACGACATCATATAAGACGCTCCCGACCTTCTTATTTTTAAATAAGAAATTCCAAAGCACCTATAATCTGCTTTACACGCCTCCCAATAAATAAACAGTATCCTATTTGCTTCTCGAAAATCTGGAAACCCCACGTCTATCGATGCGCAGGAAAGATAGAAATGATGCGAGCCCGTAATATAAGTTGGCTCACCATCATTCATAAAAAAAACACCTCGTTCTCTCTTGTCAAACTCATTCTCTATATGCTCAATCCACCGACTTTTAAAGTCCGAATGTTTGGCATTCCACTCAAAAATGCTTTTTATTTTTTGCAACTCA